GTCGATACCTCTGCCGCTGGCAGGACTGACCGCCGTTCCATGGGCGGGCTGGACTCTACTGGCCGGGGCTGTACGCGTCCCGGCGTCCTTTCCTTTGTCACTTTCCGCAAGGTCCACGCTTGCCGCTCCAACGGCATTCAACCTCGCCTTGCTCAACGCCCTCGTGACCACCTTTTGCACTTCGGTCCCGAGCAGCTTCGCCATTTCGAAATCTCCGTCTTGAACGCCCCAAACCTAGACCGAGGCGGACATGACGAAATCCACGAACATTCTACATCAGGTGAAACCAATGACTGTTGAGGCGGCAAGCGACTTCGCCTCGCGCCTGCTCGATTTGGAGCAGCGCGGGTCATCAGACACGGAAAGCGCGCTCTATCGTCTTGAGCAGCGCTACGGCCTATCCCCGAACCAAATCATCCACCTTCGGTCTGGACGGGCCAAGTCGTGCGATGTTGGGCTGTTCGCTCGCCTTCGGGCTGCGTACCTTGACCTATGCGAGCGGCAGGTCACCAAGCTCCAGCACGAAATCGCGATCACCCAGGCCACGGACGACGACGATGATCTTCGAGATTTGGAAGCTGATGCTGCGGCTTTGGCGCGCAAGATCAAAGCGAAAAAAGCAGGACTGAGGCTCGCCGCCTCCAATAGGGGGCGGAAATGAGCATCGCAGCGAACCGGATCAACGCCGCGTTCCTCAGGTCGTACCGAGCCAACGCTCTCACGGCTCAGGGCGGCTACTGCAAATACTGCCTTCGCCCGCTGCCTCGCAACGCCGCCACTGCGGATCACCGCCGGCCGAAAGCTGCGGGCGGCAACGATTACCCGTCGAACATCGTAGCCGCCTGCCAGCCTTGCAATAGCGCGAAGGGCAAGATGTCCGAACGCGCCTTCCTGTCAGCGATCAAGGGCAATGCCAGCATTCCCGTGCCGCTGATGCTCGTCCGCTTCACCCGGCGGCTGTGGCAGGCCACGCATGGCGCTTCGAGGCGCATCAGTTCCGCCGCTGGCGTTCCGTACCACGGCCCAAAACGGGCCGCCTGAACCCGACTGCACCTCAACCAATGGAGACGTGAATGCCCGACCACAACTATTCGACCGCGACAAATGCCCCGTTTGCCAAGCAGGCGCCGGAACAGAACCCGGACACGTTCTACGCCGTTGCCGAGCAGGCGAACGGCCGAATGTCCGACTTCCTCATGAGCCTGTCGGCGCTGACCGATCAGCTTTGCGGTGGCGAACCCCCTCAGGCCGAAGACACCAGCGCCGGGCTCCGCGGCGTTCCCAACGGTCACTTCGCCAGCGCCGCGGATAACTGCCGGTCGATCATGCTCAAGCTGGAGCAGGCCAACCGGATGCTTCAGCGAGTGCGCGACCAGCTCTGACTCCCTCTCCACCATAACAGAACACGGGGCGAAAGAAGATGGGCAAGCTACGGGCGTTGGATTTGTTCTGCTGCGCTGGCGGCGCCAGCATGGGGCTTTCGAAGGCTGGCTTCGAGGTGGTCGGCGTCGATATCCGGCCGCAGCCGAACTACCCGTTTGAGTTCCACCTGGCAGATGCGCTGACGTTCCCGCCTGAGGGCTTCGACTTCATATGGGCATCGCCGCCCTGCCAAGCCCATTCGAAGACCAGGGCAATTCACGGCAAGGACTACCCTGACCTCATACCGCAAACTCGTGAAAAGCTCAAAAAATCCGGGCTTCCATTCGTCATTGAAAACGTTCCGGGCGCTCCTCTGGAGGGCTCCTTCATGCTCTGCGGGACGATGTTCGGCCTCAAGGTAATCCGGCATCGAAACTTCGAAGCAAGCTTCACGGTCCTGACGCCCGAGTGCGGCCGGCACGGGTCGACCAATTCGCACCGTGGCTACAGCACCGGGGCAGAGTTCGTCACTGTCGCGGGCAACAACTACCGCCGCGTCGAGGGCGCCGCCGCTATGGGCATTGATTGGTACATGCCGCGCTCGGAATTGAGCCAAGCCATCCCGCCCGCCTATTCCGAGTTCATCGGGCGCGCTGCCATCGACCATATCGAAGCTCAGAGGATGGCAGCATGAACCTGCTTGGCATCTTCTCCCAGCGCCATCCCGCCCCCGACCGCGAGTTCATCGAAACCCGCACCGAGAACCTGTTCCTCCGCGCCAAGGCCGAAGCTGCGTCCATCGTAGCTGCTGAAAGCATCGGACGGGCCTTCGCGCTCGAAAGCTACATCGACCGGCTGTCGCGTCCCCGTCGTGAGCCCCGCAGGGACAAAGGCTCCGTAGCTGAAGCCAAGCGGGTAATGACAGCGCAGCTCACGGCTGAGAACAAGCTTTCCGCGCAAGTCAACGCCGCCATTGCCCGTGCATCTGTTCGCCAAGAGGCGGGGAAGGAGGGACGGTGAGCCCGCGCAAGGAAGTTCTGGCTGAAGGCGTGGAAGTGTGGCTGGGGGATTGCCTCGAGGTGCTGCCGACCCTTGGGCTGGTCGACCACGTCATCAGCGACCCTCCGTACGAAGACGAACTGCACAAGGCGATGGGGCGGATTCGTCGCAACGATGGCCAAGAGATGGTGCAGGATCTCGGGTTCGATGGCGTCAACGCCGATCGTAACTCAATCGCGGCCGCTTGTGTAGGTGCATCGTCTGGGTGGGTGATCTTGTTCACCTTGGCGGAGGGTGTCCGCGCGTGGCGTGACGACCTGCAGGCCGCTGGCGCGAAGTGGGACACAACATGCTTTTGGGTGAAGCCTGACGCCAGCCCGAGGTTCAATGGGCAGGGCGCGGCAAGGGGCGCTGAATGCTTCGTCACCTGCTGGGCAGGTAAGGGGCACCGCTCATGGAACGCTGGCGGCAAGCGCGGGGTATACACGCACCTCGTGAACTACGGGCGTCAGGGCGAGCACCCGACAGAGAAGCCCATCCCGCTCATGTCGGAGATCATCGCCGATTTCACCAAGCCAGGTGACTTGGTGTGCGACCCGTTCTGCGGATCTGGCGCCACTGGCGTTGCCGCTGTCAAGCACGGGCGCCGCTTCGTTGGCATAGAGCAGAACCAGCGATGGTTTGACCTGTCCTGCCACCGCATTTCTGACGCGCTGAAGCAAGGCGACATGTTCGTTGCGCCGCCGGCTAAGGCCGAACAACTCTCCATTCTGGACGGTGCAGCATGACTCTCCCCCAAGAGGCATCAATGCGTGAGCCCAAGAAGATAGACCGCAAGCTCTACGTGGCGATCAACAAGGTCCACAGGTCCAACAAGGCAAAGCTCAGGGACGTGGTGGAGGGGGCGAAGAAATGAGCAAGTCTGTCAAGGAATCAACCGTCGAGATACTGGCGCTCTACTCGCTTGGCGTCCCGCTGGCGGTGATATGCACCGAGTACGAGATCAGGCCCGATACTCTGCGCAGTCTCGCCAGCTATCACAAGGTCCGGCGCCCCGACGACAGCGATGCTGTGTTCTTCCATCGCATCGCCCGGTGCGAACGCATCAGCCGCCACGTCAAAGAATACCCTGGAACGTCGCTGTTCTCAACTCTGGAGGCGGCGGCATGAGTGTCGTGATGGAGCAGCACCGGCGCTGGAAGGGCGCAAATGCGCGCCTGATGGGCACGGGAGCTCCGCCGCCGAAGCTCATCTGCCCTTGCTGCGGCCAAGAGGTGGAAACCACCGGGTCTAGCGCGGCAAGAGCCCTGGCTTTCGTCAAACTGTCTCCCGCCTGCCGGAAGCTGGTCAACATGCTGACTGCGGCCTATCCGAAGCCGGTGCTGGGCGCCGATATCGCGAACGTCCTCTGGTACGGGATGCCACGGCCGCCACTCACTCGCAATCGCGTCCTCGCTGTCTACCGCGCCAACATCAACAAGGTGGTGCGACCCTACGGCTGGGAACTGCAAGGGGCGTACCTCGACGCCGGGTCAACTCGTCTTGTGAAAGTGCGTGGGGCCTGACGCGGGCCCGTCAAGAACGTAAAGTGAACGAACAGACTTGTTTAGACGCGGAGTCGTTAGCCCAACAGGGCGACGCAAAGGAGTAGAATCCACGCATGACAAACGTGATTTCTATCAGGGTCGCAACGGAGCGCCGCGACCTAAGTGTAGAGCAGGCATGGGAACGCTACATCGCGGCCATGCAGAAGTCCAAGGAGACGCTTCGCATCGAAGACGGCATTGCGGCCGGTAAAGCGTATCGCCAGTTTCTCGAGCTGTACGCGAGGAACTGATGACCACGCTCGCGGCCAACATCGCCCTTGACGAAGTAGACAACGAAATCTCGCTTCTCGGCACGTTGCTCATGGCGCCAGAGGTGTTCCCCGCCGTGTGCGGCCGTGTGCGTCCCGAGTGGTTCTCGGACGGGCTGTTGCGCTACATGTTCGAGACCGCCTGCGGCATCGTCGGCGATGGCTCGCGTCTGTCGCCCCAGCCCATCATCGCGGCGCTTCCTGCCGACTGCGGCGCCATTCGTCGCGAAGACCTCTACGCCCGCGTCTGTGGCGCCGCCATGCCCGTGTCCAGCCTTGGAGGCATGATAGCCGTCGCCAAGGACCGCTGGGCTCGGCGCGAATTGCTAGCGCGTGCGGATGACATCCGGGCCCGTGCGGTGATGACGAACGAGAATCCGTTCGACCTCGCCACCGACTTGGTTCTTGGCCTCGACCAGGTGAACGCCGATCGCACCGAAAGCCGCATCAAGACCTTGGACGATGCGATGGCCACTTTGGATGACGCCCCCGCCAAACGCCGCGGCGCCACCACCGGATTGCTGGCACTCGACAAGAAGCTCAACGGCTACGTGCCGGGGCAGCTCTATGTCATCGCAGGACGGCCTGGCATGGGCAAGTCCGCCTTCATGTGTTCCTCGCTGCGGCGCACCGCGCAGTATGGCAAGGGCGTAGCGATCTTCTCGCTCGAGATGACCGCAGAGGAGATCAGCGCACGGTGCCTGTCGGATTCGCTCGATAGCACGGCCGCCCCGATGTTCGGCGCCATTCTCAACGACCAGATGAGCGCCGATCAGAAAGACATGCTGGTTTTGGGCAAGGATAGCCTGGCGGGCCTCCCGCTCTATATCGAGGACGAAGCACGCCTCACTTTCACACAGATCATCGCCAAGGCGCGCGAAGTGAAGGCTAAGCTCAACGCGGCCGGGTTCCCACTGTCGGTCGTGTGCATCGACCACATGGGACTGGTGACGCCTTCGAACCGCTATGCCGGCAACAAGGTGGCTGAGGCGGGTGAGGTGTCAGGGCAGGCTAGGGCGCTGGCGAAGGAGTTGGACTGCTGCGTCGTCCTTCTGTGCCAACTCAGCCGCGAAGTCGAGAAGCGCGACGACAAGCGTCCCGTCATGTCGGACCTTCGTTGGTCCGGTGAAATCGAGCAGGACGCGCACGTCATCGGCTTCCTCTATCGCGAGGCCTACTACCTGGCGCAAGACGCCAACGCCGATCCTTACAAAGTCAGCGAAGTAAGGAATCGACTGGAATTTCTCATCCGAAAGAACCGCAACGGCGAGACCGCTGATGTCTCTCTGTGGTGTTCAATCGGCCACTCCATGATCCGGGACGAATAGCAATGAGCGAACCCTGGATGAAGTTCTACCCCCGCGACTGGCGCGGTGACCAAGCTCTCAGGGCCGTCAGCGTGGCTGCGCGCGGGCTCTGGATCGACTGCCTCTGCATCATGCATGAGGCGAAGCCGTATGGGCACCTGGTGCTCAACGGCGCTCCCGTAGACGACGACACCCTAGCCCGGATGACAGGCGCATCGGTGGACGAGGTCTCGGACCTCATGACCGAACTGAGACAAGCCGGAGTGCTGAGCACCACAGGCAAAGGTGTCGTCTTCTCGCGCCGCATGACGAAGGATCATGCTCGCGCCCAGAAAGGGCGAAAAGCTGCCAACAAGCGTTGGTCGCAAGTGCCTGATGGCGAACAACAATCAGGCGCACCCAATGGGTCACCCAGTGGGATACCTACTACTCATATACCAGAAACCAGAAGCCATAAGGCTTCTGGTGATGGTTTCTTACTCGACAAAGTGGTTGAGGCCGCGAGCGTCAATGGGGCTTGCCATCCAGGCATTTCCCCATCGATCGGTCTCATCTTCGACCTCGTAACCACCAAAAACTACAACCTCGAAACCGACGTGTTGCCAAGCATTCGGCGCGTTGCCAGCCCCGAAATCTCGAGCTGCGCCTACTTCGTCAAGGTCATCGTTTCCGACGCGAAGAAGCGGGCCGCTGTCCCTTCCAAAGCCCCGGTGCCCGGTGAGGATTGGCAGGGTCGCATGGCGGTCTGGGACGCCAACAGAACGTGGGTTCACGGCTGGGGCCCGAAGCCCGGCGAACCTGGCTGCCGCGTTCCCCCCTCCCTCCTCAATACGAGAGCAGCAGCATGACAGTGGTAGCTAAACTCTTCGACGCTGAAGTCTTTGCCCGCCGCATCCGACTTTGGCGACATTATGCGATGTGGCGGCAGCTCTCTGGCCGCGTCGGCGCCCTCCCGCTAAGGAACCCCTCAATCCCCCACAGGAAAGCACGGAGAAGACACGATGATCGCACCCAAGTGCACGAGCATGTGGGGCCACAAGTTCGAGCCGCGGTACAGCACGACAGGAGCGGCGCCGGTATCGATCGATGACTTGGGCGTCCAGTCCATTAGCGAACTAAGCCTGCACGAGCTGACGAAACTAAAGCAGGCCAAGACCTACGAAGGCGACGTATGCGTTCGCTGCGGCTGTGTCGTGAACCGGAAGCCAGCGTAACGTTTTTCTCAACCAGGGGTACTAGAACCACTATGGGGCGCAAGAAATCTCCGGGCGTGAAGCGAACGGCCTCAGGGCGCAAGTCCCGAGCCGCTTCGGCCTATCAGGAAAACCTCGAGCCGATCCTTACCCGCATGCGCTTGTTCGGCCTGTCGGAGAAGGACGCGCGCGACCAGAAGGCATCCACCTTCATCGGTCGGCTACAGCTCACCAAGGCTATCAGCCAGGCACAGTACGACGCAGCGCAGGAGTACCTGCAAATCTACGAGGCGTTCCAGCGTGCGATCAAGGCGCCGGACGCGCTGCGCAGCTCCAACGGTGGTGGTGACCAAGGCGAGAGCGACACCTATGCCGCTTGGTGCAACAACGCCATCATCCGTTACGAGCGCGCCAAGCGCGCCGTCATGGACGAGCAGTGTACCCTAGCCAACCGTGGGCGCAACCTGTTCGCCGGGCTGGACTACGTGGTCTGTCGCGGCGAAGAGCATTGGCATCTCGTCGGTGACTGCCGGCTGGCGCTCAATGCGCTTGTGCATCACTTCAGCGGAGCCAAGCGCCGCCCGGTTGACAATGCAAACCAAATCGCGGCATAGAGGACGTAATGCGACGTTGAGATTTTCGTCTCCGTTGCGCCCATTCTCCCGACGACCACCCCCAACAACGCCCGCCACGCTTCCACTCAGCGCACCAGGCGGGCTTCCTTTTAGAAAATTCGTATCGCCAAATGAGGATCCGAACGCGGGGTGGAGAGCAATCCATTCTACGCGAGCCCGTTTGTTTCGGTTCAAAGGCTTAGGTGAATTAAATGGCAGGTCGCCCGCCTAGCGAGAAAACCTTCGCCAACATGCTCCGCGTCGCGCTCAAGGAAGCGCACGCCGAGGGTGGCGACAAGCTCCGCAAAGTCGCTGACGCCTTGGTCGAAAAGGCCATGACCGGCGATGTGCCGGCGATCAAGGAAATCGCGGACCGTCTCGATGGTAAGGTCCCGCAGGCCATCGAGGGCGAACTCAACCACACTGCAGACGACACCATAGCCGGGCTGCTGGCGCGCATAGCCGTCCAAGGTGGCCGGCTGGTCCAAGAGCCTCAGGAGAACGACGATGCCTGACCAGATCATCACGCAGCCGGGGCTCATGAGCGGTATCGTCGCGACCGCTTCATTCACGCCGGCCGCTGCCGCTTACAGCGCTGGCGATCTCATCAGCGTTGCCCAGGAGTTCGTGTTCACCTACGCGGATGGTTCGCGAGTACCCGGCGGCTCTCTCATTCGCATCCTGACCACGGTGCTGAAGATCGATCAGACAGCGATTATCTCTGGCGAAACCAGCTACAGCCTGCCGCTTTACAACATCACCCCGCCGAGTGCGCAGGCTGACAATGCCGCATGGACGCTGGCCAGCGGCGACCTGTCAGCCTACCGTGGCACGCTTTCGCTCGGTACGCCGGTTGATCTCGGGGCGGCCTGCTTCGTCAAGACTGGCTCTCTGGTGGAGGATATACGTCTTCAGGGCACGTCGCTGTTTGGGCAGCTCGTCACGGCTGGCGGATTCACGGCCACCGCTGTTGCGCGGCAAGTGTCGCTGTACGGGATCGTGCTCTAAGTGCTGTCTAATCGGGTTGTCACCCGCATACAGGGCGTGGGGTCGCCCCTCGCGCAGCTCCTCTTCGGCAACGGCGAAGACGGCTTCCTGTTCGCTGATTGGAGCGAGCTAGACGAGCTCTACCAGAGCGCGCTGAACGGCAGCACGCTGGTCAGCGCCGACAATGATTCCGTGGGCCTCGCCCTCAACGATGCCAAGTGGAGGGGGCAGACGAAGGCGGCAATAGCCGCAGCGGCGTCGGAGCTTGCCAATGTGGGCACCCAAACCTTGGGGGCGGCCACGGGATCGGCAAGCAGCGGCGGCTGGAACATCACTGCCACCAGCAACTTCGCCAGCGTGACGCAGCCGGGGATTTGCACCGCGGGCGATGCGTTCCTCGTCGATGTCGAATGGTCCGGCAATGACGAGGCCCGAAACGTCTCGCTCGTCGCGGGCAGCGGTGCCGATATCGCGATTTCGACGGCGGCGTCGGGAACCGCGACCCGTCTCGTCTGGTGCTCCGCTGCCGGTTCGGGCGGCCTCTCGCTGTATCTCAGTGGTTCGACCTTGGGAGATACGTGCTTCCTCAAGATCACCTCGATCCGCCAGCTTCCCGGCAAGCACGCGGGCAACATCACCGGCTCTCAGCGCCCGGTGTGGCGCGCGAACAGCGGCAAGCCGTATCTGAGCTTCGACAATTCCGACGATCGCCTTCCCATCAACATCCTGCCAGGTGCCAACGGGACCATCGCAGCGGCCTTCCGCGCAGGGCAGGCAACCGATGTGATCCTTGGCGGTGGGGCAACGACCGGAGGCAAGCGCGCCTTCCTCTGCGTCGATAGCGGCGGCGGCATGGCCTACGGGCTCGGGGACCAGAATACGCAGGGCGGATCAACGAGCAGCATTTTGGACGCCGACCACGTTGCGGTTCTGACGTGGCAGGGGCTCGCCGGTCAACTCTATCTCGATGGTGCCCTGTTTGCCAGCATCACGATGGGCAGCGGACCCGATGGAACCGGCGGCGGGCTGACGCTCGGGGCTTACAACAACAACGGCACCTTCGGCTCATTCCTCTCCGGTCGCATCTACGCTGCATTGGCGCTCAACCGTCGTGTGACCGCCGCCGAGATTGCCCGGATCACCCCCGATTTCCAGAGGACGTACCAATGACCACTCAGCATGGAATTCTCGCGATCTGCACCGCTGCGGCGCGGACCAACCTCAACCTCGTCTTCGCCGCGATGGGCCTGGGGCCGGACAACATTTCGCGTCGCCTCACCGACGACCCCACCCCGACCGTATCGAGCGAGGTGACGCACTACGCCATGTACAATGCGGCTGCGCTCGCCACTGATGCCCAGACCTACGACCAGGCCAAGCTCGGCTTCCCACCGAACGAGACGGTGGAGGGCTTTCCGATCTTCTGGGGCCAGAACGGCGTCATCAGCGAGCCCGACGCGGTGGCCGCCTTTCAGTCAATGCAGTTCTGGCTGAACTCGTCCGACATGGAGCCGAGCGTTTTTGCCGAGGAGGCCATCATGCCGACCCTCGGGCTCTCCTACGTCCCCGACGAGACCTAAGACAAACTGACAGGAGGCGTTGTGCGTGGCAGCGCAACTCAATGCCGAGCAGTTCCTTGACCCTCACTGGCGGTTGAGCAACCTCTACTCAATTATCGACAAGCGAGGCAAGGCCGTCCGCTTCCAGCCAAATTGGGCACAGTTACAGTTCCTTGACGGCATCCATAGCCGCAACCTGATCCTCAAGGCGCGACAGCTCGGATTCACTACGTTCTGTTGTCTGATCTACCTCGATGACTGCCTGTTCACGCCGAACACTGAGGCGGCGGTCATTGCGCACAAGATCGATGACGCCAAGAAGATATTCAAATCAAAGGTCAAATACCCCTACGACCATCTGGACGATGGGATTAAGGCGGCGGTGCCTCTCACCCAGGACAGCGCGGATACGCTGACGCTCGCCAACAACAGTTCCCTGCGGGTTACGACATCGACACGCTCCGGCACGGTCAAATGGCTACACGTCTCGGAGTACGGCAAGATATGCGCCCAATTCCCTGACAAGGCCGAGGAAATCCGCTCCGGTGCGTTTCCCTCGGCTGAACAGGGTGTCATCACCATCGAGAGTACGGCCGAAGGCGAGGGCGGCGATTTCTACGACAAGGCCAAAGACGCTGAGGACATGGCGCTGCGCGGTATCGACCTGACCCGCAAGGACTTCAAGTTCTTCTTTTTTCCTTGGTGGCGTGAGCCGGCCTACGCAATGGCCCGGACCAATGTGCCGACCTCGCCGGAGGATACCGAGTATTTCGACCGCATCGAGCGGGAGGCTGGAACGATCCTCACACCCGAGCAGCGCAACTGGTGGGTGACGGAGGAGCGGCAACAGGGCGGCAACATGAAGCGGGAGTATCCGGCCACGCCCAAGGAAGCATTCGAGCAGGCGATAGAGGGCGCGATCTTCGCCGACGACATCGCCATTGCCTACAAGCACAAGCGCATCGGCAACTTCCCCTTCGACAAGACGCGACCAGTCAACACGTTCTGGGACTTGGGGCATTCGGACGAAACTGCCATCTGGCTCGAACAGGACTTTGGTGGCCAGCCCACGATGGTCGGCTACTATGAGAACTCCGGCGAGGGCATCGAGCACTATCTGCGCTGGCTCAAAGACTGGGGCACCGAGCGCGGCGCGGTGTTCGGGCAGCACTACCTGCCGCATGACGGTGACCGCAAGACGATCTGGACGCCCGAAGGCTCCATGGTCGTCATGTCACGGCTGGGGTTCCGACCGAAGATCGTCAACCGCCATCCGGACAAGTGGGAGTCGGTGAAGATCGGGCGCCGCAAGTTCGGCCTGGTGGCCTTCGATGAGGCGGGCTGCAAGGAAGGCCTGACGCGGCTCAAGTCCTACCGCAAGGAATGGGATGAGCGCCGGCTGGTATGGCGCGATCATCCGCATCACGGCCCGGAATCGAATGGCGCCGATGCCTACCTGACCTTCGCCAACTCGGGACATGTCCCCGAGACGGCGCAAATGCCCGAAAGCGACGATCCGCATCGCCGCCGTTTCTACGACCGTGAGGACGCTGGTGAGTCATGGCTGACGTTCTGACAGACACCAAGATTACCCAGGGCGACCCGGTCCCGATGACCTTCCGCCGGTGGTATATCCAGGACCGCGACCACGCCGCCCCGTGGAAGGAAGAAGCCAAGGAGGACTTCGATTTCGTCGCCGGGAGGCAGTATTCCGATGACGAGATCAAGAAGCTCGAGGCGAAGAAGCGCCCGGCCGTGGTGTTCAACCGCGTCGGACCTGTGATCGACGCCATTACGGGCTATGAGATCGGCAACCGCCGCGAGGTTCGCTACATCCCGCGCGAGATGGGCGACGTTCAGGCCAACGAACTGCTCACCGCCGCGGCGCAATGGTTCCGTGATGAGGGCTACGCCGACTTCGCCGATAGTGCCATGTTCGCCTCCACTGTCATTTGCGGCATGGGATGGACCGAAAGCCGCCTCGACTTTTCGCAGGGGCCGACGCCAAAACCCATCGTTGACGAGATCGACGCGATGGAGATGGCCTGGGACCGAGATGCCCGCCAGCGCAACCTCCGCGATGCCCGCAGGGTGTGGCGCGTTCGTCGCCTGCCGCTTGCCGAAGCCGAGAGCATGTTCCCCAACTACGACAAGGGGCAGTTGAACGCTAGCTGGACGCAGGTCAATTCTGAAGCCGACCTCTACCGGGACAGCGAGCCAGAAGGCACGGGCGACGACGGTTACGTGACCATCGCGCAGTGCCAGTGGGTGGAGAAGGAGACCTACTACGTCGCGCAGGACCCGTTCACGGGGCAGCAGACCGAGTTCACTTCCTCGGAGTGGTCACAGGCCAACAAGCGCCTGAAGGCCATGCTCGGGATGGAAATGCAGGGCGCCCGTTTCCGCCGTAAGGTGCGCAAGCAGGCATTCATGGGCGAAGTGGTGCTGAGCTACGGCCCGGCGCCGTGCAATGACCAGTTCTCGCTTCAATGCGTGACCGGCAAGTACGACCGCAACAAGGGGACGTGGTACGGCATCGTCCGGGCGATGAAAGACCCGCAGCGCTGGGCCAACAAGTGGCTGGCACAGATGATGCACATCATGAATTCGAACGCCAAGGGCGGGATCATGGCCGAAAAGGGGGCCTTTGCAGATCCCCGCAAGGCACAGGCCGAATGGTCAAGCCCGGATAGCGTCACGCTGATGGAAGACGGGGCGATTTCTGGCCAAAAGGTCAAGGAAAAGCCGCAGGCGCAGTTCCCGGTGGGTTTCCAGCAGCTCACCGAGTTTGCAATTCAGTCCATCCGCGATGTTTCGGGCGTGTCGGTGGAGTTCCTTGGCCTCCGTGAGAACGACCAGCCCGCCAGTCTCGAATATCAGCGCCGCCAGGCAGGAATGAACATCCTGCAATGGGCGTTCGACGGCATGAAGCTCTATCGTGAGCTTCAGGGCGAAGTGCTGCTCTACTACCTGCAAAAGGATGTGCCAGAAGGCACGCTCATCCGCATCGCGGGCAAGGATCAGGAGCAGTACGTGCCGCTGGTGCACGAGGCCGACAAGGATTTCGACATCATTGTAGATGACGCACCGACAGCGCCGAACCAGAAAGAGCTCATCTGGAGCGTAGTGTCGTCGCTGATCCCGATGATCGGCAAGGTGATCCCGCCCGAATACATCCTCAAGGCGCTGAAATATTCGCCACTCCCGGCTTCGGTGGTTGCCGAACTCGAGGAAATGGCCAAGGCCCCCAATCCGCAGGCTCAGGAACAGGCGGCAATGGCTGCTCGCGCCGCGGCGGCCGAAATCGAGAAAACCGAGTCCGAAACCCAGCTCAATCTTGCCAAAGCGGAGTCGGAAGGCGGCTCCGGGCAGATCGAACAGGTCAAGGCGGCGGCGCAGATGCAGAACGACGAGCGCGATTTTGCCATGCAGATGGCTGGCAAGCAGGCAGACCAGCAGATGTCCCGCGAAAAGCACGCCATGGATATGCAGAAGGCCGCCGTTGGCCTTGCTGCGACGGTTGCGAAGGCGAACCAGCCCAAGCAGCCCGCCAACTGATCCCGCGCCGGGCGGGTATCCCGGTGAAATCTGGCAGAAAGTGAACCAATGGCACGTTCCACCCCGACCGAGGCCGATCTTGGCCTTGCCCCGACTGACGACGAACTGAGCTCCCCCGTTGTTGTGGCAGAGCCGGCAGCAACAGACGACGATATTCCCCTATCCGACGACCAACCAGTGTTGACCAAGCCAGGTGACGGCAAGGGCGACGATGCCGACAACAAACAGCCTGGCGAGGGCGAGGGAAAGGCAGCAGAGCCGGCCAAGCTGGTCGACGTTCGCGCGCTTCAAGAGGCCCGCGCCAACGAGCGGGAGATGCGGCAGCGGGCAACGCTGCTGGAACAGCGCCTCGACGCGGTACTCGCATCGCTTCAGCAGCCTGCGACCGCTGCACAGCCGGAAAAGTCAGCGGCGGACGAACTCCCTGGCGAGGAAGATGTTGTCGGGCGCATCAACTGGCTCGTTGCCCAGATGCAGAAGCAGGGGCAGCAGCAGGCACAGGACCGGCAGGCCAGTGCCGAGCAACAGCAGCGAAGTGAGCTTCAGGGGCGCGTTGCCGCCGTGGAGCAGCAGTTCCGCGCCACGACGCCAGACTACGACGACGCGATCAACTTCATGGCGGAATCGCGCGACCGTGAGCTACAGATGCTCTATCCGTATTCGACGGCGGAGCAGCGTTCGGCTTACATCCGTAACGAATGGGCCAGTATCGCCCAAGGCAGCGTGCAGGCTGGGCTGAACGTTGCCGAGCAGGTTTACAATCTCGCCAAGGCGCGTGGCTTTGCGCCAAAAGCGGCGCCACAGCCCCAGCAGCAGACGGCGCCGGGTTTGGATGCGGCGGCGTTGGCCAGCGCGCAGCAGCGTCACCAGAGCCTTTCCGATGCGGGCGGCGGCGAAACTGTCGCGCCTATCGACGCGAAAGCCCTTGCGGCAATGGATGACAAGGCGTTCAACGCCTGGCTCAGCCAGAAGGGCAACGACAAGAAACTCGAAGCAATCCTTGGCGCCTGATCTGCCAGTCGGGTGCTTCTGATGGCCTACGCATAGGGGCCTAAAACCGATGCTTCGGACGCCGGGACCGTAAGACCGGCAACTCCTACTGGCGGCCTTCCAGTGAATGGCCTTCGCCTTGCCCAGCGGGCGTTATCGCGCGGCGCAACCCCAACATTCCCAGCTACAGGAGCTAGAAATGGCCAACACGACCTTTGGTGTCAACGACACCAATGCCGTGAAGCTGTGGGCGAAGCGTCTCGGTTTCCAGATCATCTACCGGACTGAGCTTGCCCCGCTGATCGGCGACTCCCCCAACTCCATCATCCACCGTAAGTCGGAAACCTCCAAAGGCACCGGCGACCAGGTGACCTTCTCGCTAATGACCAAGCTCACGGGCGACGGCTTCACCGAGTCGGAAAAGGCATCGGGCAACGGCGAAAGCCTGAGCATCTATGCCGATGCCGTGGTCATCAACGAACTCGGCCACGTCGTATCGATCCCGAACGAAGGCCGTTCGATCGATGCACAGCGCGTCCCGTTCACCCTGCGCGATGCAGGCAAGATGGGGCTGAGCGGCTGGTGGGATGAGCGCCTGTCCACGATCTTCTTCAACCACGTCTGCGGCTACACCCCGGAGACGCGCGCGAAGTATCGCGGCAACAACACCATCCTCGCCCCGTCGTCCGGCCGACACATCTGGGTCGACGCCGGAAGCAACAACTCGGACGGCGACGAAAACCTCGCGTCCGACGATGTGTTCTCGCTGCGCTACATCGACTATGCCCGTGAGACGGCAGAGACGGCGACCAACCCGGTTCGCCCGATCAACGTTGAAGGCTATGGCGACGGGCAGGACATCTCGGGCGGCAAGTACGTCATGTACCTGCATCCCTACCAGGTGACCGACCTGCGCACCAACACGTCGACGGGGCAGTGGCTCGACATCCAGAAGGCGGCTCTCGCCAACGGGCAGGCCAGTCGCAACCCGATCTACACCGACGCCCTCGGCGAATACAACAACGTGATCCTGCGCAAGGCGAACCACGTCACGCAGGGCGCGAGCTCGGCGGCTTCCGGCACTGCCGTGACCACCGTTCGCCGTGCGGTGCTGCTCGGGGCTCAGGCTGTGGCCATGGCCAACGGCAAGGGCGGCGGCGCCACCGACTACATGTGGAACGAGGAACTCGAGGATCACAAGCGCATCCTCGAAATCTCGGTCATGTCCATCTTCGGCATGAAGAAGACCCGCTTCAACAGCGTCGATTTCGGCACTGTTGTCGTGTCGTCCTATGCCGTGGCTCACACCTGATAGGAGGGCCTGAACAATGGCTACCAACACTGCCGGCGATCCCGGCCAGCTCTACCAGACCAACCAGACGCACTACCTCGTGAAGCGCGTCACCTACCTGACGCTCAACGCCACCGGCACCGCCGCCGGCACGGCCAATGCGACTGTGACGGTTGGCTGGCTCCCGCCCAAGGCACTCGTGCTTCGCGGGTATACCAAGATCATCACCGGCTTCGATGACACCAATGGCGATGACCTCGACATCGGTGTTGCCGGCGACGACGACGATCTGTTCGCGTCCGCCGTGGACATGAACACTGCCGCCACGACCGCATTCGATGACCTCGCGACCGCCAACGACTATTCGGCGAGCGCGCGGCGCGTGACCTGCAACTTCACCACCGCTCCGTCCGGCAACGGAACGGCGGGTGAAGCGCTGGTCGTGCTCGAATACGCGGTCATTCCGTAAGGCCTGTGAGGCGGGTTTCGGCCCGCCTCCCTCATGAAGGAGAACTCACATGGCTACTACGGGCACTCACGACCTCTACAAGGACTCCGGCGTCAAGGTCGGCACGCTGCAGATGACCGGCAGCCCGATTGCCGTTCCAGACGCCAACACGACCATCCTGGCAGAGAACAGCGGCAAGCCTCACCTTGTCGCCAATGTCTCGGCAGACCGCACGTTCACGCTTCCGGCGGCTGCGGCCGGGCTCGATTTCGAGTTCATCGCCACGGTGGGCGCGGCGGACGGGCACGACTGGATCATCAGCACCGGTTCGGACACGAACTACTACGTCGGCGCCATCGTCCATCTCGACACCGACTCTGATGCGGCTGGCGATGAGATCGTTGTCGTCGCTCCGGACGGCAACAGCAATTCCAAGTTGCAGATCAACCTGCCGCAAGGCGGAACGCGGGTGCGCGCGATCTGCGATGGTACGCTGTGGACCGTCACCGGCTTTGCGATATCGACCACGGCACCGACATTCGCGGACCAGTGATGGACATCGCGACTTTGCATCTGTGGTCGGCGGGCTATGACCTGCCGGTCACGCCTCAACCCGAGGCGAAGCCGGAACCCAAGCGGCGCGGCAAGAAGGCGGCCAAGGCAAAGCGAGCGAGGAAGCCATGAGCACCAGGGCAGCCATGATTTCCGAGATGGAAGACGACATGGAACGGTCGGACTCGACCGCATTCACGTCCAAAATCAACGCCGCCATACGACAGTACCAGCCGAAGCGTTTCTGGTTCAACGAGAGCCGCAGCGTGACGTTTTCGCTGGTGGCGTCAACCGATACCTATTCCTTCACCACCATCGGCACGGAGTTCTACCGCATCGATGGCGTGTTCCTGACCGTCGACGACGTGCGCGAACTCGATCGGTGGGATTACACCCGCATGATGGAACGGCTCGCCGATGAGCAGACCGAAACGGATGTCCCGTCCGCATGGGCCTACATCAGCAGGGGAATGAGGTTCTGGCGCAGCCCGGATGACGCGTATTCGGTGCGCCTCACCGGGCATGTGAAGCTTGCCGCCCCAGCAACGGACAGCGAGGCCGACAACCTGTGGATGACCGAGGCTTACGACCTCATCATGTGCCGGGCCAAGGCCGAACTCTACGCTCACAGGTACGAAGACCCGGCCAATGCGCAGACCATGCGAATTGCCGAGCGTGATGCGCTGAACCGACTGCTCGGGGCGACTGAGGACAAGGTTGCACCCGGCTATCTTGAGGCGACGGAGTTCTGATGCAGTTCCCGTTCACCCGTTGGCGCCCCGATGACAAGAGCGCCAATGCCGGGCTCCTGCAATCGGTTGAGGGAGCTATCCCTATTCCCGGCGGATGGGGGCCGTTCCCGCAGCTCGTCACCCCGGATGGAGCCGAGGCCCTGTCGGACACCCCTCGTGGCATCCGCTCATTCCAGAAGCCGGATGACTCGTGGGTGGTGTTCGCGGCAACCGGCACGACCATAGAGGAATTGCAGGCTGATTTCACCTGGGATGACATCGAGACCGGGCGCACTGTCACTGCCGGCGATGATGTCTCCATGGTGCTGTTTGGAACCAAGCTGATCAACACCGACACCACGGACGGCATGAAAGCCTATGACGTGGTGTCCGGTGGCGCCAATGGAGCGATCTCAGGCGCTCCCGATGCGCGGGCCGTTTGTGTCATCGGCAATGCGCTGTTCGGGCTGGGGGATGGTACCTCTACCCGCCGTTTCGGCTCGACGGCGGTGGGGGACCATACCAAGTGGACGGGCGGCGGCGCGGTCGGTGGCACTTTCCCTGACGGTGGGGCATTGGTGGGCGGGCTGGAGCTGCGCGACCGTATCGGGGTGCTGTTCCAAGCGGGCGCTATCCGTGGCGTTACCTTCGGAGCAGGTGCATCGACCTACGCCATCACCAAGATCGAAACCGACGTAGGGTGTGTGGCGGAACGCACGATCTGCGGCGGTGGCGGGAGGGCGTTCTGGTGGAATGAGGATGGCCCTTGGGCCATTGCGTCCGGAGGTGCCCCCACTCCCATCGGCGCCGACAAGATCAACGGGTGGGCCGCCGACAATATCGGCCGTCAGAATTTTATGAGCCTTCAGGGCACGGTCGACCAAGCCCGGAAACTGGCGCTGTGGCGCATCGATGAAAGCCGTTTGCTGGCGTTCGATTGGTTGAAGGGCGAGTTCACCATCCTGCCCGCCACGACCACGGCTCTGGCCCGTATTGCCACCCCGGCGCTGGCGGTGGACGACCTCACCGGCACGGTGGATGCGTTGACCGGCTCCGTTGACGACCTCGGGGGTAGCACCGCTCCGCAGTTGGGCGGACTGAACCTCAGCCGCAAGTATGCGACGTTCACCGGATCGAATATGGCGGTGACACTGGAAACCCGGCCGACAAACAACCCGGTTCCGGGGCTCATCAACAGGGCCACGCCCATTGACGATGCGATGGGTGGCACCCTGCAGCTCGGCGTGTCCGACCGTCTCGATGCCGCGCTGACGTGGAAGACCGGCGAGGCGAAGCAGACCAGCGGGTCCGTGGCCTTGCGGGGCAGGGGCAAGAACATCGCCTTCCGTCGCAACATTCCAGCCGGCGCAACGTGGACATACGTCAACGGCGTTGACCATCTGAACGTGAGCCAGCGATGAGCCTGTTCAACCTTCCGATCGGTTCCGTTCAGGAAATCGCCAAGAAGATCACCGGCAGCTCCGCCACGACCATTGTGGGCGGGACTGACGATGCCTGGTACGTACCGTGGCTGGCGGTGGGCGAGAATAACGGCTCCACCCCCAATCTCACGGTCGATATCTACGACGGTTCGACTGCCTACTATCAGGTTGCGGCGTCTACGCTTTGGGTGGCAAAGGTGGTCACCGCCAAGCAGGGCGTCATCTTCTATGACCTGTACGTTCCGGCGAACTGGCTCCTGCGCGTCACCTCTTCGGACGCGGCCGGCCGGTTCGATGTGACCGGCACGGCAGCGACGATCACCAAGGTTTCGTGAGTGGACTTGCCGCCGTTCCCGATCACCCGTCCAGAGGGGACGGTTACCATGGTTGTGCAGGTCTTTGAGGAAGCGGACGGCACGAAGGTCTGCGGCATCCGCCAGATGTTCGGCACGATCAAGGCCCCGCCCAAGGCGTGGGTGCGAGCCGTGCGCGAAGAAGTCGGGAAGATCGAGGACGTGGCACGCAAGGCCGGGTGCGATGAACTGCGCATCGCCGGCCGCGACTGGTCGCGTATCTTCCCCGAATACGAACAGGTTCTGGACCTCCGGAACGGGCTGAGAAAAAGGCTAAACGATGGGCAGTGATACTCAGACCACATCGACGGGCATCAACAATGCCGCGCTGAACAAGACGCTCACGAAGGTGGCAACCGGCCTTGGCGATCTCTATAAGCCTGGCGGCACGAGCTACACCGCGCCATCGTCAACTACCACGGGCGCATGGGATTCGTCGCTGAACGCAGCGGGCAATCCTGCCTATTCTGGTGGCATTGCCGGGGCGCTGGAGTCGTACGGCAAGAGGGCGGCCGGTAGCGAACTGGGCATCAACGACCCGCTCTATGCCGCACAGCGTGCCCGGCTCACCGATGACGTGATGACGAACGTCAACAACGCCTTCAACAATTCCGGGCTGTTCGGTTCGGACAACAACCGCGAGGCAGCCGGAAGGGGCTTGGCCGAAGCGCTTGGCGGCCTTGACCTCGCCCAGCGCACCGAAAGCTACGGCCGGCAGGCAGAAGCGGCGAACCTGTTGCCCCAGCTCTTTGCCGGCGCTCAGGCCCCATCCTCAATTGCAGCCTCCGTTGGTGCGTCCAAGGATGCCGACGCCGCGGCGAAGGCGAATGGGCAGATCGACTACCTGTCCCGCATCATCGGTACGCTCAACGGTGCATCGGGCGCCGCTGGAACATCCACGACCACCACCACCCAGCAAGACCCGTGGCGCCTGCTGCTCGGCGGCGGGCTTGGGCTGCTCTCCCTGCTCTAAGAGGCGACAATGGCAGTCAACCCTGTTACCGCTTCGCTTCAGCCTACCTCTGGCGGCCGTGCCTCGCTGCTGGGCTGGAAACCCAACCCCTTCACCGACTACATCGGCAGCAACCGCTCGGCCCTCCTCGGGCTGGCGGCTGGGCTGGTGGGTGGTTCGACATGGGGACAGGGGCTCAGCTCGGGGTTCCAGATGGCGGCTCAGGGCCGGCAGATGGACCAGCAGCAGGCCGAGAAGCTGAAGGCTGAGGCCCAGGCCGAAAAGAGCCTGAACGCGACCCGTGACTGGCTGGCGCAGAACTACCCCGATCTGGCACAGGCGGTTGACGCTGGGTTGCCGGTAAGCGAGGCGTGGAACGAGGCGTTCCGCCGCAAGAACGCCAAGGTGGCGGCCGACCCGTACCAGGAGCGCTTTGCGGCCGGGCAGAACTATGGCCTTACCGGCGACGAACTGAACCGCTTTGCGCTCACTGGCGATCTGCCGACCGGGCGCGGCGCTTCGGCAGAGGTGAGCTTGCAGCCGACCTGGCTCGTCGGCCCGGATGGCAAGCCGGTTCTCGGTCAGATGACAAAGGGCGGTGAAGTGATCCCCTCTGCGCTGCCTGAAGGCATGACCATCATGGACCCTGGCATGTTGGCCGGGTCGAAAACCGGCGCTACCGTCGATGCCAAGACCGCCGCGGCGGCCCGCGCTGCCCTTCCCGGCGCTGAGCAGATGATGGAGATCACGAACAAGGCGATTTCCGAGGTGCGCAACAACGCCAAGGGCATGAACGAATGGTTCAGTCAGTGGGGACCGCGCGGCGTCTACGTCAATCCCGGCTCGGATATGGGCAAGTTCATCGCCGCCTCGAGCCCGACGAACGCACAGGCTTTCATGCAGGCCCGCAATATGCTGAAGGGTGGCGGGCAGATCACCGACTATGAAGGCCGCCGGGCGGAAGATGCCATTTCCCGCATGCAGGCGGCCCTCGATAAGGGCGATCAGGACCAGTACCTCCGCGCGCTGGCTGACTTTGAGCAGGCCGTGGCCGAGGGCTACGCCAAGTTGAAGGCAACGGCGCAAGGGGCGTATTCCGCTGGCTCCCCGGCTGTTGGCGGGCAGGGCGGCAACCGCACATCTACCGGGGTGACGTGGAGCGTTGAACCGTAAATGGCTACCCTCACGATCAATGGTCGAAAGGTCAAGGTTGACGACTCGTTTTTGTCGCTCACGCCAGAGCAGCAGAATGCGACGGTTGACGAGATCGCGGCCAGCTTCGCCACGCCGGGAAACGTCAGCAATCCGTCTCAGGCGTTCACCGACGCCACGGCCAATGCCAGCGCCATGGGGCTGAAGGGCAAGGTCGAACAGCCTGCGGCTCCCGAACCGAGCCTGCTCGACAAGTTCATGACCGCTACGGCTGCCACGGCCAATGGGTTGAGCTCTGTCGTGCCAGGGCTGCAGAATGTCACCGACGCGATCGGTGGGACGGTATCGCAGTTCACGGGCGGCAACTACGACGACTATGTCAATCGGCAGCGTGCGTTGCGCGAGCAGTATGCGAAGGAAGCCCCGTACGCTCGGCTGTCCGGTGAGGTTGGTGGCTATCTGGCGGGTGGCTCGCTGTTGGGCGGCACCAAGCTAGGCGCCGAAGCGCTCGGCATGACCGGCTCGCTCGGAACGCGGGCTGCCAATTCGTTCCTTTCCACAGCCGGTCTGTCGATGGCAGACGCCCTCACCAACGGAAAGACTGGTGTGGATGCGCTGGCGGCTGGCGGTGTTGGCGGCCTCGCTGGGCTGGCTGGCTTTGGCGCTGGTGAGGCTGTTGGCGCAGCGGGCAAGAAGATTGCCGATACCTTCACAAGGGGGACGCAGCGGGCGGCGACCAAGACCGC